GGGGAAGTTACAGTTCCAGATGAGTTTGTAGTAACAGCAGAAGAACCAAGAACATTGGGAGGATTACCTATTGAAGAAAGAAGTGCTAACATAAGTGATGAGATAGATAAATTAAGAGCATCTGGAATAAATTCATTAGAAAATCAAAAAAAATTAAATAGATTAAATTTAGAATTTATTGATTCATTAGATCCTAGAAGAGCAAATAAGAGTCTTGATTTTAGAAGAAAAAGTTTAGATACAGAAAATAAATTAATTATCAAAGCAGAAAAAGAAGGACTAGACTTTGATACATACGAAAAATTAAGACAAGGTCTATATGGTTCTGGAAAACAAAAAACATTAGATTTTATTAAAACAGGTAAAGTTGATTTAGAACCAATAAAATCTCCTACTACATTTGAAGAAGTAAGTTCAAGATATAAAGATGCAGCAAAAGCAGCGGATGAAATATTTCCAGATTATAATCAACCCAAAACAGGTGCAAGTTCTCTTGCAGAAGTTATGGCAGAACAAAAATACGGAAAAGTTTTTGATGATTTATCTGGCGACCAACAACAAGAACTTTATGAAGAAGCTTATAATTACATGACATCTATTAATAAATTACCAAAAGTAAAACCTCCCTATAAACCAGGGGATCCAATTACTGATGAAAATTTTGGAGATACACCTTTTGCACCTAGTCAAGAAACTTTAGATAATTTAAAAAAAGCAAGAGAAATGACTAAAGGAATGAGTTTAGAAGAAGAAATGAATATGATTTTAAATCAATATGACAAATCAATGTTTATAAAAAATAATCAAGGAATGGTTGATGTAAATAATCCAGAAAATGTTCAAAAGATGGCATTACTTTTAAAAAGAGATTTTCCTGAACTTTACAGGAGACTTGAAATGGAAATGGGAAATCAAGATAATATTTTAGAAAATTTTGATGTTACTGGTAGAAAACCAAATGCCAATGGTGGACTAAATTACTTAATGGGATTTTAAATGGGTATTGGCTCTTATAAAGAAGCAGAAAGATATCGTATGCGTACGAATAAAAATTTAACAAGAAGTTTTTATTTAGACACAAGACGAACTTTAGATGAAGTTCCCTTCGCTCGAGACGATATACAAGACGCCGGCATCATGCAGCCGGAGGCTGTGCAAGGATTTGCTAAAGGAGGAATTGTTAGCAATCAAGAAAAATTAGAAAAATTAGAAAAAATAATTTTAGAATCAAATTCTAATCCATTTAAATCAATATCTAAAAATCAAGCAGTATTAACTGCAGGATATAAAAATCCTTCTAATTTAGAAGCTAGGACAAAAGTAAGAAATCTATTAGATACATTAATTCCTTTAGAAGAAAAATTTTCTAATCATTTAAATAATGTAATGAATAATCTTGATAATATTCCTTATCAAGAAATTGTTAAGGAAGGTGGTTTAAATAAATATGTTTCTAAACCTTTTGGTGTAGACAGAATAGCAGGAAGTAGAAAAATTAGTAATGCTTATTCAAAAAATGAATTTAAAGAGGCAAGAGATATTATTAGATTATTATCTAACCCACAAGTGTTTGATACTTACGGAAATAAAGAAATGTTTGCTGGAGAAGTGTTAGATAATTTAGATGTTAAAAAATCAGCCACTAGATTAAAAGGAGGAAAATTAGAAGATGATATAGTTAATATTGCTATTAGAAGTGCTCAAGCAGGAAATAAAGATATAAAATTTTTAACTAAACCAGGAATAGTAGATGCTTCCGATATAGTATTTGAATGGAATGGAAAATTGTATGGAAAAAACATTGATCAATATAAAGGAAAAAAAGTTAATAATCTTACAACTGATTTATATAAACTTCCAGAGTTTAATGAATATTTGGAATCAAGAAATAAATTAGAAGATTTAAAAGGAAAACCAGTTATTCATCCTGTCACAGGAAGAGAAACTAACTATGATCAACTTTTAAGAGAAACTTACGCAAAAGGATTTGGTAATGATTCTTTTTATAAATTCACAGGATTAGATTTAGATCACAAAGATATAAAAAATAAACCTTTTTCGGAAGTTAGACCATTACCTAGACACATAAATGCAGCAGCATCTCCATTAAATAAAAAAACTTTTTCTATTGTAAAAAATAAAGAAAAATTTTTACAAGAAGTTGGATATAATATACCTGAAGAATCTTTAGAAAAATCTATTGTAGATTTTTCTGATAGAGTTTTAAATAAAAAAATTCCAATTAATAAAACATATCAATCTGGGCTACAATCAATAACAGGTGCTTCTAAAGAATATCTTACACCATTAAGTAAAATTGAAACAGAAGGGTTAGAAATGGAAAAGAAGGGTGCAAAAGAATTTGTTAAAGGCGAAACACAAGTCATGACAAGTTCTGGATTAAGGCCTGTTTCTGAAAAAGAAACAAAAATACCAAAAGAATTTAGTGAACAGAAAAAAAACACTGTGGAATATTTAACTGATTATCTTAATAAAAATCCTGATGAAGTTAAAATTCTTAAAGCTGTAGGAATACCTTGTAGAAGAAGCACAGGTGGAAAAGTAGATGTAGAATGTTTAGCAGAAAATGTTGTTAAAGAAGTTGAAAAGTTAGGAACAGGAACTGATTTACAAAAAACATCCGTTGTTAATAAATTTAATAGCGCTTTTAAACGCGGATCAGGATTAGCAGAAGAAATTCTTGGTTTTGGAAAAGGAGTGGTTGGTAGAACTTTACTTCCATTAGCGGCACTTAACTCTGCATTAGAACAATGGACTTCTGGAAACTATAGAGAAGGACTTAGAAAAATTGGAAGTTTTGTAGACTTAACAACATTAGTTGGTGATCCTTTGGGATTTGAAAAAATGAGAACAGAAGGAACTATAGAAGATGTAAGAGGAAAAATAGGAAAAGAAAACCAAGCATCTTTAGATAGAATTTTAGAATTTAAAGATAAATATTATCAACTTCAAGATGTTAATACAAAATTAGAAAGAGTAGAATCTGCTACACAAGATCCTAATGCAGCACCAGAAAGTTATGATCCATTTTATATAGATGAATTAAAAAAACAACAAAATGATTTAAATAAAATTATAAATAATCCAAAATACGAAAATATAAGAGATGATTATTTAAATGTAGGTAATGCTGTTAAAAATGAAATTTTTAAAAGAAATATTAAAGCACCTGACACAGAAAAATATGTATTTGAGACAGCTGCACAAGAACAATTAAAATCTATCGTTGGGGATGATTTTTATAATGAATTATCTGATGAAAATAAAATGATTTTTAAAAACTTAACAGCTAGTGAAAAAATACAAAAAGAAGCTATTCCTTTTGAAGCTCCCGAAATTCAATCACCTGATGATTCTATGATGAGACAAGAATTTAAAAAAGGAGGAATATCTAGAAGAGCCGTTTTGGCATTACTAACAGGAGCGGCAGCAGCTCCTGAATTAATCAAAGCTATAAAAGGAACTAAGAAAGCTGCACAAACAGCAAAAGTTGCATCTAAAATAAAAATAGAACCAGCGGAAGGAATGTATGAATGGTTTCCAAAGTTAGTTGAAAAAGTAAAAGAGATGGGAAAAACTTTTGAAGAAGAACAATTAATAATGATGCCTTCTTATAAAAATACTCCTAGACCTTTTTCCAGTACAGTACCAAAAGGAGAAGAGAAATTAACTAAACATGTTGATGGGGATACAACTTTTATTTTAAGAGAATACCCTGATGGAAGAATAGCTGTTGATATTGATTCACCTAGAAATCAACAATTGTATGGTCAACCTTTAAGTTTGTATTATAGACCTAAGATGGAATTTAAAAATTATAAAGGTGAAATAAAAGTAGAACCAGCAGAATTTAAAGTTCTTGAAGCAGAGCCTAGACTATTTGCAAATGGACCAGATGATGTAGATATTGATTATACGGAAGTTGCTAAAAATCCAAAACGAAATACTGTTTTTGGTGATGTAGAAGCTGCTGAAAGATTTGCAACAGGAAAAATTAAAAATAGAAAAATTATACCTGTTAAACAATCTTTAAGAAATGAAATGGAAGATGATCCTTCAACTTTCATTATGAGACAATCAGGAGAACTTGGTTCAGCATCAGCACCAGAAGAAGTGATTAAATCTAGTGAAGATATACTTAAATTACCAGAATGATCAAAACAAAAAGATTAACATTAACAATACCACCTAAATCAGGTCCTAACCCACAAGGCTTGAATATTAACTATAATACTGTTACAACAGTTAAATCGGAGAAAATTAATGGCAGAAATAGACAAGGGTCTAATCCCAAACATAGGTAGTTCTTTAACTCCTGAACAGGAGATAGAACAAGTCGTATCTGAAACAGAAACAGTTTCATCTAGTCCGACTGAAGTTACTGAAAATGAGGATGGAAGTGTTGATATAAATTTTGACCCTAAAGCAAAGATGAATGAAGCATCTTTAGTTCATGATTCTAACCTTGCAGAATTTATTGATGAGAATGATTTAAATTTATTAGGTACAGAACTTTATCAAAATTACGAAGATTATAAAAATTCAAGAAGAGACTGGGAACAGGCTTATACTCAAGGTTTAGATTTATTAGGATTTAAATATGAACAAAGAACAGAACCATTTCAAGGAGCAAGTGGTGCAACTCATCCAGTATTAGCTGAAGCTGTAACTCAGTTTCAAGCATTAGCGTATAAAGAATTACTTCCCGCGGGTGGGCCCGTGCGAACTCAAGTAATTGGAGCATCTACTCCTGATGTAGAACAGCAAGCTCAAAGAGTTAAAGAATTTATGAATTATCAAATAATGGATGTCATGAAAGAATATGAACCAGAGTTTGATCAAATGTTATTTTATTTACCATTATCAGGATCTACGTTTAAAAAAGTTTATTATGATGAAACGATCGCAAGAGCAGTTTCAAAATTTGTATCTGCAGAAGATTTAGTAGTTCCTTATTCAGCAACTTCATTAGAAGATGCTGAAGCTATTGTTCATGTAATTAAAATTTCAGGAAATGATTTAAGAAAACAACAGGTGGCAGGATTTTATAGAGATATAGAATTATTACCTTCTGATGAATCATCAAATACAAACGATGTTAAAACCAAAGAGAGACAACTTGAAGGTGTTTCAAAAAGTGACTTTCAAGAAGATGTTTATAATTTATTAGAATGTCATATTAATTTAGATTTAGAAGGATTTGAAGATACAGATGCTTCTGGTGAACCTACAGGAATTAAACTTCCATATATTGTAACAATTGAAGAAGGTTCAAGAGAAGTTTTATCTATTAGAAGAAATTGGGATGCACAAGATGTTAAAAAAGAAAAGAAACAATATTTTGTTCATTTTAAATTTTTACCAGGATTTGGATTTTATGGTTTTGGTTTAATTCAAATGATTGGTGGATTATCAAGAACTGCAACGTCAGCATTAAGACAGTTATTAGATGCAGGAACTCTATCTAATTTACCCGCAGGATTTAAACAAAGAGGAATTAGAATTAGAGACGATGCTCAATCTATTCAACCAGGAGAATGGAGAGATGTTGATGCTCCAAGTGGTAATTTAAGAGATGCATTTATGACGTTACCATATAAAGAACCTTCACAAACATTACTTGCTCTTATGGGGGTCGTAGTTCAAGCGGGTCAGCGTTTCGCTTCGATAGCTGATCTTCAAGTAGGGGATGGGAATCAACAAGCAGCAGTGGGTACGACCGTGGCCTTGTTGGAAAGAGGAAGTAGAACGATGTCAGCAATTCATAAAAGAATTTATGCATCGATGAAACAAGAATTTAAATTGTTAGCAAATGTTTTTGCTTTATATTTACCTCCAGAATATCCTTACAATGTAGTGGGTGGACAAAGACAAATTAAACAAACAGATTTTGATGACAGAGTAGATATTATTCCAATTGCAGATCCAAATATATTTTCACAAACACAAAGAATTAGTTTAGCACAAACTGAAATGCAACTTGCAATGTCTGCACCACAAATGCACAACACTTATGAAGTATATAGAAATATGTATGAAGCATTAGGTGTAAAAGATATTGATAAAATTTTAATGAAACCTCAACCACCTCAACCAAAGGACCCTGCATTAGAACATATTGCTGCTCTTGCAGGGCAACCGTTCCAAGCGTTTCCGGGACAAGATCATAGAGCTCACATTACATCTCATTTAAGTTTTATGGCAACTAACATAGCAAGAAATGCTCCACCTTTAATGGCAGCATTAGAAAAAAATATTTTTGAACATATTTCTGTAATGTCACAAGAACAAACTGAAGTTGAATTTAGAAATGAAATGCAACAGCTTCAAATGATGGGACAACAAATGCAACAGATGGGGCAACAAAATCCACAAATGCTCCAACAAATGCAAATTCAAGCTAAAATGCTTGGAGAAAAAATTGAAGCTAGAAAAGCACAGTTAATTGCTGAAGCAATGGAAGAATTTTTAAAAGAAGAACAACAAATTACATCATTATTATCAAATGATCCTATTGCAATGTTAAGATCACGCGAATTAGACCTTAGAGCACAAGAAAATTATAGAAAAGAAGTTGAAGGTAAAGATAGATTAAACCTTGATAAGATGAAAACTATGATGAATCAGTCAACTCAAGATGATAAACTAAAACAAAACGAAGATTTGGCTAAATTAAGAGCAAATACTTCGCTAGAAAAGACAGTTTTGGCTGCAAAATTAAAAAACAATCAGAATTAAGTTTCAAAAATAACAAAAAAGAGGTATAAAATAG